AGGCACTGAACAAGATAACAGTCATAAACTTACAGAGTGGATGCTGTATCAAGACACTATTCGTAAAATCAACTACAAGGACTACTTATGAAAATAGCAATTACAGGTGGTAGCAATGGCATTGGTCGAGCCATAGTAGAGCATTATGTTAAAAAAGGACATACAGTATTAGATTACAGTAAGCGCAACGGTTGGGACATACAACATCACGAACGTATAGCAGAGCGTGTTGCACAAGCAGACTGGTTCTTTAATAATGCACAACAAGGTTACGCACAAACAGAACTATTGTTTGATGTTTACGAACGTTGGCGTGATCAACCAGGCAAAAAGATTATTAACATTAGCAGTATGATGGCAGGTATGACTTTTAGTTGTTTAGAAGGCTTTGATATGTTAAAGTACCATCATCAAAAACGCACACTAGAGTCAGCAGTAGAAGTATTACGTAACAACTTAACATGGCCACAGTTAGTTATTGTGCGTCCTGGTAAAGTAGACACACAAGGTGAAGGTGGTGCTAATGTTACAGCATGGGTAGAAAAACTTACTAACATATTGGATCATGACCAAGTTGGTATGGAAGTATACGACATTAGTCTAGCGTAATGGATCCCAAAGAATACGTTACTAGCGAAATACGTTGCCCTGTTCCTTGGACCGGCATGATGGTCAACCATGACGGACAAGTTAAGAATTGTATTCGGGCATACGAGGACATAGGCGATTTAAAGACTACACCAATACGTGATATTGTATTAGGCAGTAAGAATAAAGAAGTGCAACAAACACAACAACAAAATCAAAAACATGCAAGTTGTCAAGGTTGTTACAAACTAGAAGAACAAAAGACAGACTTCAACATTGTAAGTGATAGGAAGTATTACATAAAAGAACTACGCAATGTAGACAGAGGTTTATACGACCACAACACACATGAATTACATCAAATCGATGTACGCTGGCAAAACACTTGTAACTTTGCTTGTATATATTGCGGACCAGACTTTAGTAGTAAATGGAGTCAAGAACTCAACTACCATTTACCAAAGCCTAGCGAAGAAAATTATAAAGACTTGCGTAACTATATTTTTGATAATGTTAAAAACTTAAAGAATGTTTACCTAGCAGGCGGCGAACCAATGCTTATGACAGAGAATGAAGAACTCTTAGAGTTACTGTTAAAACATAATCCCGATGTAAGTCTGCGCATCAACACTAACCTTAGTCATACAAACACTGAAGTGTTTGATTTGGCATGCAAGTTCAAAAACGTACATTGGACAGTTAGTGCTGAAACAATGGGTACAGATTACGAGTACATTCGGTACGGTGGAGATTGGGCAACATTCTGTGCCAATCTACGTTGGATCAAAGACGCAGGGCATAAGATTACATTCAATATGCTATACTTTGCTCTTAATGCATTTACTATGTTTTACTTTGTTGACAAGTTCAAAAATGACTGGAACTTTCATCCAAATGCATTTGTGATTGGACCAGTACTTAATCCAGTAGCACTTAATATTCGGCATCTTCCTAAATTGACACTAGATAAAATTAGTGCTATACTACAAGAGAAAATTAACGAAAATCCAGGATATTTGTTGGAAGATAGTTATAGAAATTTATTGAGATATATACAAGAGCCGTTTGAGAAAGATCCAAACAGCACTATAGAATTTTTAAAGGCAATAGATGCTCGCAGAGGCACAGACAGTGAGCAAGTATTTCCTTACATTTATAAACTTATGAGGCAATAACATGGCACAAAAACCGTTTGACGTATCAAAATTTAGAAAAGGCTTAACTAAGAGCATTGACGGCATTAGTTTTGGCTTTAACGATCCTACAGACTGGATCTCAACAGGCAACTATGCCTTAAACTATCTTATTAGTGGAGACTTTAACAAAGGTGTACCATTAGGCAAAGTAACTGTATTTGCTGGTGAGTCTGGCGCAGGTAAAAGTTACATTTGCTCAGGCAACATTATTAAGTCTGCACAAGACCAAGGCATTTATGTTGTACTAGTAGATAGTGAAAACGCACTTGATGAAAGTTGGTTACATGCACTAGGTGTAGACACAAGCGAGGACAAGTTGTTGCGTTTGGGTTTGGCTATGATTGATGATGTAGCAAAAACTATTAGTGAGTTTATGAAAGACTACAGATCGTTGCCAGAAGATGACAGACCTAAGGTGCTGTTTGTTATTGACTCATTGGGTATGTTACTAACACCAACAGATGTTGATCAATTTGACAAAGGTGATTTAAAAGGTGACATGGGTCGTAAGCCTAAAGCACTAACCGCACTTGTACGTAACTGTGTTAACATGTTTGGTAGTCACAACGTGGGCATGGTGTGTACTAATCATACGTATGCATCGCAAGACATGTTTGATCCAGATGACAAGATCAGTGGCGGACAAGGTTTTATCTATGCTTCAAGTATTGTAGTTGCTATGAAGAAAATGAAACTTAAAGAAGATGAAGAAGGCAACAAGATATCAGAAGTAAAAGGTATTAGAGCAGGCTGTAAAGTAATGAAAACACGTTATGCAAAACCATTTGAAGGTGTACAGGTTAAGATCCCTTATGAAACAGGTATGAATCCATACAGTGGACTAGTAGACTTGTTTGAGAAAAAGAACTTGTTACAAAAAGACGGCAATCGACTCAAGCATGTAGATTCTAAAGGTGAAGAGGTTAAACAATATCGTAAGGAGTGGGAACGCAACGAAGGTGGTTGCTTAGACAGTATCATTAACAACTGGGGTAAAATTGAAAAGGCTACTGAAGAACCTGCTCAAGAAGAAGTTGTTGATGAAGTACCTGCTCAAGAAGAACTACAGTAGTCTACTAATAAGTGAGGAAAATTAAATGTCAGTAGAATTAGATGTATTAACAGAAACATACTTAATTATGAAAGAGTATGTACCTAGTAAAGATAGACAAACTGCCGCAGATCAACTTGTAGGCAATCTAGTAGACATGGGTATCAATGACTTAGAGTTTGAGAAGTTTTGTGCTACTGACTCTTATCTAAAAAGAGCAGGTGAAGATTATCTTGATGATGATCTTGACGACGATGACATGGACGAATTAGAATTTGAAGACTAATGTGGTATAATAAAGTAGTTCAAGACTTGGCTTTTTTGCCTGACTTCATTGCACACTATAACAATGAACTAGACGAAGCCAAGGCTGAGGTTAAAATTTACGGCAACGTAGAAAAGAGCCTTAGTAACTTGCCTGGCATTACTGAGCATAGATTTAATCAGTTACAGGAAATAGAGGCAGTACTAAACTACCTCAACATTGAACTACGACGCATTAGACGTAAATGGTTTAAGAAATACCTAGAAGGTTATCAACGTGCATTGACCAGTAGAGATGCTGAGAAGTATGTTGATGGCGAGGACGAAGTAGTAGACTTTGAAACACTTATAAATGAAGTTGCGCTACTTCGTAATCGTTGGCTAGGTATTATGAAAGGCTTAGAAGCCAAACAATGGCAATTAGGTCATATTACTAGACTGCGAACAGCAGGTATGGAAGATGTAAGTGTATGAGACAACTAACACCGGAAGAAAGTCACCAACAAAGTTTATTCACATTGGAGGCACTATACAAACACGATGACTTAATGGACAGCATTAAGAGCGTTGCAGATGTAGGGTGTGGTACAGGTTTAGATATACAATGGTGGGCAACATGTGAGAGTAGAGACGATGTTCCTATTCCGCACAACTACAAATGTTATGCTGTTGACTTAAATCCTAAAATTAATTATGACATACCTAAAAATCTTTCAGTATTGAAGAAGGATTTTACAAAAGGCCCGTTTCTATCTACCAAGGTAGACTTGATATGGAGTCATGACAGTTTAGGTTATGTTTTAAATCCATATGAAACACTTGCAGTATGGAACGAACAAATGAAAGCGGGCGGTATGCTTTGTTGTATACTACCACAGACTCATAACATAGAGTACAATAGAATACATTGTAATCACTTTCCTGGACACTTTTATAACTTTAACATTGTTAATCTAGTTTATATGCTGGCTTGTGCAGGATTTGACTGTAAGGACGGACTGTTTTATAAAGGACAACATGATCCTTGGCTTCATGCAGTCGTGTATAAAAGCAAACACAAGCCTATGGATCCTATGACCACGTCCTGGCATGATTTAAGGGAAAAGAAACTTTTACCACAAAGTTTTGAAGAAAGTATAGATAGAGTTAATCACGTAAGTAATCAGCCACACTTAATACTTAGGTGGATTGACGGGACTCTATTTGATGTAGCACATACGGCCTAAGTCTACGCCAAGGTGTGCCTTCTTGTATCTCATCTAAGAACCATTCTGTATTACGTAACTTTTTAATCCACTCTTTACGATCCTGCTTATTAGGTACTAGAGGAGTTGCATAGTCTGTTCTAGCAACAGGTAATGCTAGGCTTTCTTTAGCAACAATAGCAGGTACTCCTGCAATAATGGCTTCTATTGCTGATCCTCCGGTGGGACTTACTACACAATAAGCGTTATCTAATATTTCTAAAAAGTCAGTGTCGTCTTTGTCTCCACGTGATTGACATTTTTCAATTTGGTATTTGTTATATACACTTTGTGGTACAGGGTACCTAGGATGTGGTCTAACTATAATATTCTTATTAGGATGAAATAGTTTTATTTGAGGAATAATATTGTCTAACCATTGATCTGTGCTAGGCATATCACACCATAGTTCGCTGGCTTCATTTTGACAGCATATGATAATATCAGTACCTTGTTGATTGAATGGTCGAGAAACGAAATCAAAACGTTCATGCCTACCTTCAATGACGGGATTATCTAAATGTCCGTAGTAACCAGTATTATTAATGTGATTAACAGCAATGCGCCATGAATGATTGCGCTTCAGTACACCAACTTCGATAATCACAATAGGCTTGCCCTGGCTACGAAAATGATCGTATACTGCTCGGTTGCCTTGCATACGCCCACGCCACAATACACTCCATATTACAGCAACATCTGCTGACATATCTTCGTGGACCACTTGGTCTGTTTTTGCTACGGTGTTCTCAAATGCCTTATAAATATCTTGACCAGCAAGTGCAACATTGTTGTGCCAAAAGCTAATTTTCATAAAACATATTTAATATGATACTAGGTGTAAGTTACGGATTCCATGACGCAGG